ATTCGAAGGTATGGGGCTGAATGACAAAAGATTGCCACGTCGCCCTGCGGGCTCCTCGCAATGACGTGAATAAATCGGCCCTCGCAATGACATGTTTAAATCGTTCCTCGCAATGACGTGGATAAACGATCATATCAGGACACAAAGGGCGTCAGGGACACAGCGGCCGGCTTTCTTATAATGCCCGGCCAGATGCCTGGCGCCCTGGATGATGAGCTCGGGGTCAGCGGTTACCCGCTTGCCCTCATCGCCGAAGCGAGACAAAAGCATGACGGCCTTTTCCAGCAGCAGCCAGTCAACCGTATGCTCATAGCCGACCTTGCCGATGGCCGCCCGCTTCACTTCCCTGGTATGGTGGGGGAGCTGCCAACCGGCCTGGTCCTGCTTATCCGGAACGATGGCGAAGCCCTGCCAGGGCAAACCATCCTTTAAAGGCGTTTCTGCTTTGACGGAATCGTTTAACTTTTTCTTCAATCGAATCTCCTTATCGATAAACCCTAAACTCCAAAATCTAAGTTCTAAACAAGTTCAAAACACAAAATACAAATTATTTGAGATTTGAGCTTGGTATTTGTTTAGTATTTAGAATTTAGGATTTTCATTTTTATTCCTCGGGCACTAAGCCGCCCGTTTTCAATTTCTTGGGGTTGTAACCTTTGATGCGATCCAGCGTCGCATAGAACTGCGCAAAAGTAGTTTTGGCCCAGACGGTATAATCCTGGCTGACCTTCTGGCCTCCAAAAAGCTGAGTAACCGAATACTGAGCCTGTGAGCTGATGGCGAAAGCCGCCGCTCCCAGCGCAATGATGTGCTCATGCGCCGTGGGGATGGTAGAACTGGATGCGCCGATGCTGTGCTTTTTCAGCCAATAGACATTGCAATTTGTTCCATCCCCGAAATAGCCGTCCAGGAAGGTGAGCAAATCAAGCCACACAGAAAACCGGTGCGACTCGTAAGGCTGGTCGATTACCGGATGCTCCACACGCAAAACGTCAATGCGATCCGTCAAGGTGGAGATATCCACGGTATTGTCGTCGTCGACAGTGCCCAGGACGTTCATAACCTGCAGGGGGCAATACTCGGAATATTCGAGCACGGCCTTATCGATGGCACGGTCGATCTCGGCGTCAACCCAGCGATAGTTAGCGTTGTCCTCATCTTTCAAGTCCCTGCGGACTAAAGCCCTGATTGTGGTTATTGTTGTCATTGATTTATCACCCATCCCCTGGCCCCTTCCCTTAAGGGAAGGGGAGACCATTTTTTTCTAAGAGGGAACAGGTTCCCTCTTCAACACCTTTTTCCTTGTTGCACATAGGGGGTGACCATTTTTTTCTAAGAGGGACCAGGTTCCCTCTTCAACGCCTTTTTCCTTGTTGCACGCAGGGGGTGATTATTTTTTACTAAGAGGGGCTGACGCCCCTCTTCAACGCCTTGCATTTTCATCTCTTTTAAGCGGTGGCGGCGGTGTCGGGCCGCCGCCACCTTATAGCATGGAGGTGTCCCTTAAAGGCGCACTACTCCTTTAAAGGCTTAGGCTGACAGGGCATCGACACGGCTATCAAGGAAAAACTGGATTGCCGTTGCCGATAGGGCTATGCCGATCACGGTAGTGGCATCATTGGTGGTGGATGGGATTGTCTGCGTCACACCGCCATTATTGGTGCCTTCATCGACATAAACGGGATTGCCCACGGTGGCCCCGGAATAACCGTCTACCACGCAATGGGTAGCGACCGGGCACAAGCCGCCGCTGGGGGCATCTTTCAAGGCTACAAGCCTGCCCTGGATAACGCCGCTGACGGTAGCCAGCGCCCGTTTCCAACCGGAGCTATAACCCAGAATATCGCCCTCTTTGACGGCCTCGGCCACGGTGACCATAGCGGCCTCGGGACCTGGCCCGACGATAACGTGTCTTCCTTTCAATGGATCTGCAAATGCCATAACAAAACTCCTTCGGAGTTTTAAATTCTAAACTCTAATTTCTAAGCTCCAAACAAATACAAAGTTCAAAATCCAAAACATTTGAGCTTCGGGTTTTGAGTTTATTTAGGATTTAGTGTTTAGGATTTAGAATTTCTCCTTTTTATTTAGTCCTGCACGCCGATGAGAGCTGCGGCCTTAACATTGCTGAAAAGGGCCAGCGAGCAGTACATCTTGATGCGGGTGCGCTTGGCGTCCTTGGTTTCCATATCGCCGATAGGGACGATCTGCAGCCCGCCTGGGCCGGTAAGACCGCACACGCCATCTTCACCGAAAGACACGCCGTAGATGGTGCTGTTGGTGGAGCCGGTGAAAACACCGGTTTCGACCGAGCCGCTGACGACGTGGGTATCCTTGATGAGATCCGATATCGATATCGGGATGCCGTTATAGAACTGCACGAACTCTCCCAGCAGTCCTTTGCCGACTTCGAGGTTATTGCCGGCAGCCCTGGCCAGGGCGGCGATCTTCCTGCGGGACCTGCGGCTCATCATCAGCAAATCGGGCTTGCCGCCCTTGACCGCATCGATGAGCGAGTCCAGCATGGCAAGAGTCAATGTGGCGCCGGTTGCGCCTGCGGCGACGAGCTGGTCGCTGGCGGTTCCGGTAGCGATGAGCTTGATCAGCCCGTCAAACTGGTTGGGGGTGCCGGAATTATCGCCGTAGACAAGCTTGTCCTCCAGCTCATACCTGATGGCCTTGGCGGTTAGCTCGATGATGGCGCTTTCCACGTCCATGATGTTTGACCTGGTCTGCCTGATGTAGTTATCTACATCGGCATTCTGGCCCAGGATAGCCAGGGTGGCCGTCTTCTGCGTGAAGGTTACGGCCGGGCTGGTCGTCCAATCATCATTGACGGCATGCCACTCGGCGGACGGAAGCGCCAGCTCACGGTTGTACGTGAGTGCATTGCCCACGATCTCAACCCACGGCATGAGCTGGAGCAGGGGGCAATCCTTGATAATGGTTTCGATGACACCCTGGTACATGGTGTCATTTGAAAGCTTCGCTGCTTCGGTTAAAGTTGTTCCCAAATCATTCTCCTTCGGAGAAACTCTAAACCCCAAAATCTAAGCTCTAAATAAGTTCAAAACACAAAATCCAAACCATTTGAGCTTTGAGCTTAGTATTTGTTTAGTGTTTAGTGTTTAGTGTTTCCCTATTTATTCTGTTTTTTGATGCCTGCGGCTATCTTCTCCCTGGGGGAATATCCGGACGTATCCGGGCCTGACCTTTCGGGAGCGCCGGCGGGGATGGTTAAGTTCTTAAGGTCTTCCTCGATCTTTGACCGGACCTTACCGACCAGAGCGGCTGCCCTGGTAACGGAAGATTCGATCTCGGCGATGGTTGCGCCGCTGATCAGCTCCTCGGTGAAAAGGGGATTGGAGCCGACTGCCAGCTTGCGATAGGACTTGACCGCCTCGTCAAAGCTGGTTTTCAGCGTTGAGTAATCGGCTGCCTGTGCGTCCAGCGTTTTCTTCGCTTCGACTATGACTGCCTCTTTCTCTGCGACCGTAGCTTCAAGAGTGGTTACCCTGGCTGTAAGTTCCTTCTTTTCATCCTGTGTCGGTTCGATGATGGTTTCTTCGGACACGATTTACTCCTTTGAGAAACCCAAAACCCTTTCAGGGAAACTCTAAACCCCAAAATCTAAGCTCTAAATAAGTTCAAAACACAAAATCCAAACCATTTGAGCTTTGAGCTTAGTATTTGTTTAGTGTTTAGTGTTTAGTGTTTAGTGTTTAGTATTTAGAATTTAGGGTTTTCTCCTCTTTTATTGTTAAACCACAGTCTGCATATCAGCGGCGGTATTTCTCACTCTCGAACCGCCCTGTGTAGACTGTGCTTTAAAATCATTGTTCTGCTGAAGTATCTGCATGCGCTCGTCCATCCATTTCCCAAATTCGAGCTCGGGGTCACGCACTCCCAGATTATCCATAGCGGTACGGCGGGAATGGACGCCCGACTGGACAAGGAGCTGCTCATTCTGGGCTTCTTTGGCTCTATCCTGCGGCAGCACCGGCCCCCAGATAACCTTCTGGGACACGGCCGTTAAGTCCTGCCGCATGAACTTGGCCCAGAGCTGCAATATCATTTCGTTGCGCCGCTTATAGACATTGTTGCGGACCAGGCGCTTGCGGTTGACCTTTTGCAAAAGCGATTGAAGCTCGACCTCGAGGGCTACGCCTGAAAGCTCATGCTGCATGCCGCCGAAGGCCGCCCTGGGGGCTTCCGACAGATCATGCATCGTTTGATATACCAGATTGATATAGTCGATGTGGAGGCGAATGCCGCCGCCCTGCAGCAGGTCCAGCAAATAAGCCTTTGTATCGGGTGGAATATTCCAGACTGCGCCGGGCCTGACCTGGATATCCTCCGAACTTTCCACGCCCTCGAGGACGGCAATCGGGTTGCCGGAAACCTCGAGGATGCGGGAGAGTTGGGAGAGTGCACGGTTAAGCTCTTTCTGCGGCTCCTGCAGCGGGGGGATATCGGAGATCCCCCAGAATTCCTTCGGCTGCCGCAGGTTGGGGAAGATGATAAACGGTATAAAGCCGTAGGGGTTCGGCTTGCGGTCGATCACATCATTGTCCAGGAAGAGCACGAAATCCTTTATGGTCCATAGCTCCGTGAGGTAAGCCGTCTTCTTGGAGATGGTTTTCTTGTAGAGCATTAAAATCTCGTCCTGGGTGAGCTGGTACTTACAGGCCACCTGATACACCCGGGTGAGGTCGTCACCTGTCCACCAGGCATAGAGGCCGTTGACGTCGGGGGCGGTGATGCGGATGCGCTTCTCTACGGCATCCCATGTGACCTTATAGCAGCCATCCCCCAGGATAGCGGCGTCAATCTCGGTGGCATAGTCCAGCTCCACGACATTATTCTGATCAAGCACCTGGTAGACCACGGCCTCGGCCTGCTTGGCAAGGTCGGGGGAAGGTGTGTTATCAAAGGATTGCTTCGCCCCGATTGCATCGGGGCTCGCAATGACGTGGTTACCTGGCTTCGCCCGGATTTTGTTGGAGCTCTCAATGACGAGATTGGCCAGCGGCTCAAAGGAATAGTTGAGGCCGTTCATCAGGTAGCTGGTGATCTTATCGACGGCGATCTTAGAGTAATTGAAGACGAGCTGCCGGTTCTTGCTGGTTTTAGCCCACTGGCTGCCGCCGTAAAAATCGAGGTTGGACTTATAGGAGCTGAGACGGTCCTTATCGAGCTGGGATAAATCCTGCGGTTTAAAATCAGCCATCATATACCTTAATATATACTTAATATTTCCAGAACAATTGCCGGTTAGGATTTAAGCGAAATGTGCGGCCGGGAAAATTCCACTGCGTTTACAGATTGCTGCCGGCCCTGTTCCAGCGCCCTCTGGACAGTACGAGTGCTAACCCTGAAGGCAGCCGCTATCTCCCGACATGTAATTCCACTGACCCTCATTTCCTTAATCCGGCCGGCGCGGTCGGCGATCCGCCTCTTTTGCCGACCGCGCGGCTCCTCCTCAATGCATTTCTGCAGCGGACATTCCAGGCAGGCCGGGTGCAGGTCGCAACCCCCGTCCCTCCAGTTCCCGTATTCCTGCGGCCTAACCGTCCCGTCCATGATGCGAAATATTAGTACATTTGTTCTAGTTTATCAATAATCTTATGTCGTTTCCGTATCTGGAAGCTTGACAAAGGGGAGTGAAAAGCATATAAATTTTGCTATGAGGATATGTATATATCTGGTTGGTGTTTTTGCGCTTTTTATTGCGCTTCCTGCGCTCGAACCCGCCCTGCCGGTTGATGCCCAGGGCTGCGCGGGCGGCAAATGTGGAATAACGACAACCCTTTCGCCCAGCACGGGTCCGACCGGCAGCCAGGTCAACCTGAGCATCCAGAGCGGCGCCTACCCGCTGGACGGCAATTACGACATCTGGTTCAGCAAATCGCCCAGCATGGCGGACGATCCTACGACCGTGAAGGTGGCCGAGGGCTTTAACCAGAGGCTGCAGCAGTCGGTCAGCATCAATATCAGCGTCCCCGAGGCCAGCGCCGGCACCAGCTACTTCCATTTCGTCAAGGCCGGTATGGCCGAGCAGATGATCAACTTCTCCTTTACCGTAACCCCCTCGCTCGCCATGAATGACGCCCAGGTCAGCTCCGGCGCCAGCGAGAACGTGAGCGGCACCGGCTTCACAGCCGACGATGATGTGA